ACAAGAATGGTCATTTGGACTTTGAACTTCACAGTCAAAGGTTTCATTTTTGGTGGTACTTCAAGTGTTGGTTTAGTTGAAACATCTATTACGAATATATACAATAATCCAAATCAAGCAAACAATGTGTTATTTGAAATGGCTTCTACAGGATTAGGTGAATATAGAATTGGTGAACTTGCATATCAAGGAACTTCTGCGGCATTAGCAACTGCTTCTGGCCAAGTTGTGACTTGGGATAAAGTTGAGAAGACATTAGTTCTTTCAAAACTATCAGGTAATTTTGTTTCTAATAAAAACATTGTTGGCCAAAATTCAAATGCAAGTTGGAAGTTTTTGACGTATCAAGTTATACCACAAGAACTAGCAAAGATTACTATTTCTCCAACATATGCAAATGTCAATGAGGATTTATTAACGGAAACTGCTTTAGATCCAGTTGCAGAGGATTTGTCAACAGATGTTGGTGTAGAAGATTTGTCAACTGAAACAGCTAACACAGGTTCATTTACATTCAACACAGTTATAACAGAAACTCCGAATATTTAAAGGTTAAAAAATGTCAAAGACGCTACAATTTAGAAGATATCCAACAAGCAATCTTGCTAGTATTACTGGTGCCGCAGGTGAATTGATTGTTGATACCACATTAAATCAAATAACTGTACACGATGGAAATAAAGCAGGTGGTTGGTATGCAGCCAACGCAATTACTTTACAAACAGTTTGGAATACCGCTAATGCGGCAGCTAATGCGGCTGGTTCAGATTTAGCAAATACAGGTGGTACACTAACAGGTAACTTGTTGATTACTGGCACCGCAAACGTTAGAGGCAATCTTTATTCTACCACAATCACAACAGCAACAGGTTCTGGTTCTAATCTAACTATCGATCCAGATGGTTATGGTGATGTTATATTTACACCTTTCACAGAAGTTTTTATTCAAAGTTCTAATACTTCTGTTAATACATCAACTGGTGCATTGATTGTTTCTGGAGGCATTGGTGTTGCAGGTAATGTATTCACTGGCGGTTTGATAGAAACATCAGGCAATGGTATTGGTTATTCAACAGGTGCTGGTGGCGTAGTTACTCAAGGTACAAGTAGAACTACTGGTGTCACATTAAACAAACCATCAGGCCAAATTACATTGTTCTCACAAGCATTGGCTGCAGGTGCTGCAAATACTTTTGTATTAACAAATTCCACAATTGCTGCAAATGATTTTATAATGTTGAATCACTTTAGTGGCGGAACATTAGGTAATTATGTTTTTGCTGCCAATACAAGTGCAGGTCAAGCAAACGTTACTGTTCGTAGTATCACAACAGTTACAGCTGAAGCACCAGTGATTCAATATGTAATCATCAAAGGCGCAACAAGTTAATTAAACTACGTTAAACTATGAATACATTTGACAAAAATATGGAAGAAATCTTTGATGTGACCACAAAAGTGGTTGCACCTCCGCCTGCGGTCAAAAAAGAAACTTTGCCTGCGGTAAAGGTTGATGAAGCAGAACTTGAAGAAGACTTAGCTGATGCATACGAACAAACTAAATCTAACCTACAAGATTTGATAGACCAAGGCAAATCTGCCATGGGTGAAATATTAGAGATTGCAAAAGCAGGCCAACATCCTCGTGCATTTGAGGTGTATGGTACACTGCTGAAGAATGTGGTAGATGCCAACAAAGAACTTCTTGCAGTACAAAAACAAATGCGTGATATGGATAAGAAAAACGCACCATCAGGAACTACAACAATCGACAAAGCCATTTTTGTTGGATCAACTTCAGAGTTAAGTAAGTTCATCAAAAGTAACAAAGAATGATAGATTCAAAAGACAGTTACCGTGACAACCCGCTGCTTAAAAAAGCAGGCGTACAAATCAAATACTCACAAGAACAGGTTGAAGAATTTTTGAAATGTGCAAAAGATCCAGTGTATTTTGCACAACACTACATCAAAATTGTTAACGTTGACCGTGGTTTGATGCCATTTGAGATGTGGCCATTCCAAAAAGAAATGATTAAGTTATTTCACGATAACCGTTTTGTCATCACAAAATGTCCACGTCAGGTTGGTAAAACTACCACTTCTGTGGCCTATCTTCTTTGGTTAACATTATTCTCAGACTCACAAAACATTGCCGTTTTGGCCAATAAAGGTTCACTTGCACGGGATATTTTGGCCAAATACCAACTGGCATATGAAAATCTTCCAATGTGGTTACAACAAGGGATCATCACCTGGAACAAAGGTAATGTGGAACTAGAGAATGGTTCTAAAATTATGGCCGCATCAACCTCGTCATCCGCAGTTCGTGGAGGATCATTTAACTGTGTATTCTTAGACGAGTTTGCGTTCGTGCCTGCAAATATTGCTGAGGAGTTCTTTAACTCAGTCTATCCTGTTATCTCTTCTGGTAAATCCACAAAAATTATTATTGTGTCTACACCTAATGGTATGAATATGTTCTATAAGTTGTGGATGGATGCCATTGGTAACAAGAATGGATATAAACCATTTGAGATTCACTGGTCTATGGTACCTGGTCGTGATGAGGCCTGGAAATATGAAACAATTCGTAACACATCCGAAGAACAATTCAGACAAGAGTTTGAATGTGAATTCTTAGGTTCTACAAATACATTGATTTCAGGCCAAAAATTACAACAATTGGTTTACCAAGATCCAGTTTATCAGCATGACAAGGTTAAAATTTACCATCAGCCAGTAAAAGAAACAGACGGAGATAACAAAAAAGACCATCTGTATGCTATCACAGTAGATGTTTCAGAAGGCAAAAACATGGACTGCTCAGCATTTTCCGTATTTGATATATCGGAGATGCCATATAAACAGGTGGCCACGTATCATAGTTCGTCTATTAGTCCTGTTTTGTTCCCTACCGTCATCTATAATGCAGCTAGAATGTATAACGATGCTTATGTTCTAGTTGAAATCAACAATACACCTCAAGTAGCCGACACCCTACATAGTGAGTTAGAGTATGAAAATTTGTGGAAAATTTTTACAGGTAACAAACAACCACAACAATTATCTTCTGGTTTTGCTCGTGGTGTACAAATGGGACTTAAAATGTCTCCGCAAGTGAAGCGAATTGGTTGTTCCAACCTAAAAATGTTGATTGAAGGCGATAAACTCATCATCAATGATTTTGATACCGTATCAGAATTGACCACATTTGTAGCACAAAAGAACACATTCATGGCAGAAGAAGGTGCTAATGATGATTTAGTGATGACATTGGTTATATTTTCATGGATAACAACTCAAAAGTACTTTAAAGAGATTGTAAGCCATGACATTCGTAAGCAATTACAGTTGGAACAGATGAATCAGGTCGATGATGAAACGTTACCTGCACCTATTATTGAAGATGGAATGACAACAAACCTTGAATTAATTGATGGTGATTTATGGGATTCAACACCTGGAGGTGACACATATGGTTCTTTTATACGAGACATGATGCGAAACTTATAAAAATGGTGATTCATAAATACACTTATGGTATTCAAGTGCCAAAACTCATAATAATTCAAGGAGAAGAAAAAAATGGCAAATCTATTATCTCCAGGCGTAAGTGTAAACGAAGTTAATCTAACTACCGTTGTGCCTTCCGTTCTGACAACAGCAGGAGCTTATGCAGGACCATTCGCATGGGGTCCAGCTTCTACAATTATTCCAGTATCCACAGAATCAATCTTAGTAAACACATTTGGTAAGCCTGATAGCAATACATATGCTTCTTTCTTCACCGCAGCTTCTTTCTTGGCATATGGCAATAATTTGCAAGTTGTTCGTGCTGCTAACTCTGCAAGCTACAATGCTACTGCAAATGCTACTGCACAAACTCAAATTGTTAACTCAAACGTATTCCAATACAATTACTTGCCATCAGGCGCATCTAACTCTTTAGGTGCTTTTGCTGCTCGTTATCCTGGTGCTCTAGGTAATTCAATCACAGTTTCTGTAATTGACGCAGGCGCTAATGCTTCTCAGTATGCATCATGGAATGTGGCACTTTACAACTCTGCTAATACAAATTATGCAAGCACATCATTGGCAGGTTACTTCAATAGCCAACCAGGCACAAGTTATTCAACAAGTCAATTGGGTGGCGCAAACGACCAGATCCATATTGCAGTTGTTGACACAGGCGGTTTGTTCTCCGGCACAAAAGGTACTGTTCTAGAAACTTTTGCATATTTGTCAAAGGCTTCTGACTCCGTTGATTCTTCTGGCCAGTCAAACTACTACAAGAATGCTATTTTCAATCAATCAAAATACATTTACGCAGTTGATCCAGTAAACTATGTGTCTACAAATGCCACATGGGGTAAACCAATGGCAAATACTGCATATACCACATTGTCAGGTTCATACACATTCACATTAGGTGGTGGTACAGACGCAACAATTACAAATGCTGACATCGTTAATGCACAAAATCAATTCTCTGACTCAGCACAAACAGCAATTTCATTGTTGATGACTGGTCCATATACAGATTTGTCAGTTCAATTGAATGCAATCAACATTGCTTCTACTCGTAAAGATGCAGTTGCATTTGTTTCTCCACCACAAACAGCAGTTGTCAACAACTCTGGCAGTGAACAAACAAGCGTAGTAGCATGGATGAACACTCTTTCTTCTGTGACTGGTGGTCCTGCAGGTAGTTATGGATTCGCAGACTCTGGTTGGAAATACATGTTCGACCGCTACAACAACACATACCGTTGGGTTCCATTGAATGGTGATATTGCTGGTCTATGTGCATACACAGACGTAGCAAACAATCCATGGTGGTCTCCTGCAGGTTACAGTCGTGGTGTTATTAAGAACGTCATCAAATTGGCATGGAATCCATCACAAGGTAATCGTGATGCATTATATCAAGTTGCAGTTAATCCTGTTGCTTCTTTCCCAGGCCAAGGCACAGTATTGTTTGGTGACAAGACAATGCAAACACAACCTTCTGCATTTGATAGAATCAATGTTCGTAGATTGTTCATTACACTTGAACAAGCTATCAAGAAGGCTGCACAATACTCATTGTTTGAATTCAATGATGCATTTACACAAGCACAGTTTGTTGCTTTAGTAACTCCATTCTTACGCAACATCCAAGGTCAACGTGGTATTACTGCATTCCAAGTTGTGTGTGATAGTACAAATAATACGCCACAGGTCATTAATTCTAACCAATTTGTTGGTGACATTTATATTCAACCTGCTCGTTCTATTAACTTTATCCAGTTGAATTTTGTTGCAGTTGGCACAGGTGTTAATTTTTCAACAATTACCACTACAACAGCCTAATAAATAACAACAAATAGGAGAAAAAAATGGCTTTTCAAATTAGCGATTTCACAACACGCCTGACAGGAGATGGTGCTCGCCCAAATCTATTTCAGGTTAGCATACCAAATATTCCGGTTGCTTTGAATGCACCAGGTGCAAATCCTGCAGCTTCTGATCCATCAACATCTTTGACGTTCTTAGCAAAATCTGCTCAACTTCCAGGTTCTACATTGGGCACAGTACCAATGTATTACTTTGGTCGTGAAGTTAAGTTTGCTGGTAACAGAACATTTGCTGACTGGACTATCACTATTGTTAACGATGAGAACTTCTTGATTCGTAACGCAATGGAAGTGTGGATGAATTACATCAATAGTAATCAAGGAAACATCAGAGGTACAGGCGTACAATCTAATAACTTCAATACAAACCAAGCATTGGGTTATACATCAGACGCTCACGTTTACCAATATGCTAAAACTGGTGGTCAAGACCTTTTAGCTGGTGCAATTAAGGCCTATGACTTTGTTGGTTTGTTTCCAGTAGATTTGTCTCCAATCGATTTAGATTGGGGTTCAAATGATACTATTGAAGAGTTTACTGTGACGTTTGCGTACCAATACTGGACATCAACAAACACAACAGCAACTACTTCTTAATTTTATATTTCTCGGGGGCTTCGGCCCCCATATGTGTTTGTGATTTGAAAACGGAAAAATATGGCAAATAAATTCTCATTATTTGGCTTTACCATCTCCAGAGGTGAAGACCAACAAGATACCCAACAATCATTTACCCCTCCGGCAAATGATGATGGGGCATTAACGATTACATCTGCCGCATATTATGGTACATATGTTGACTTAGATGGTACTGCCAAGAATGAAGTTGAACTGATATCTCGTTATCGTGAAATGGCCATGCAACCAGAAATCGAATCGGCCATCGATGATATCGTCAACGAAGCCATTTGCCAAGACGATGATGGCAAGATTATTCAAATCATTTTAGACGATTTGGAACAGCCAGAAAAAATTAAAAAGGCTATCAAAGAAGAATTCCATACCGTTTTGCGCCTATTGAACTATACAAACATGGCACAAGATGTGTTTCGTAGATATTACATCGATGGTAAATTGTTTTACCATATCATTATCGACCGTGAGAATCCTACATTAGGCATTCGTGAGTTGAGATATGTTGATCCACGTAAACTTCGTAAAGTCCGTGAAGTAAAAAAACAAAAAGACGAGCGCACAGGCGTTGAAGTTGTTAACACAGTCAATGAATACTACATTTTCAACGACAAAGTAACAACAGGAAGTTCTACAAATTATGGTCCAGTTGGAACTCGCATTACAACCGACTCTATTATTTCAGTCGTATCTGGCCTTATGGATTCTCGTAGAGCTGTTGTTTTGTCTTATCTTCATAAGGCTATTAAACCTCTAAATCAGTTGCGTATGATTGAAGATGCGACAGTTATCTATCGTATTTCTCGTGCACCTGAAAGACGTATATTCTATATTGACGTTGGTAATTTGCCTAAATTAAAGGCAGAACAATACCTCCGTGACATTATGGTCAAGTACAAGAACAAGTTGGTCTATGATGCCAACACAGGTGAAGTCCGTGATGACCGTAAATTCTTGTCTATGATGGAAGACTTCTGGTTACCACGTAGAGAAGGTGGTAAAGGTACAGAGATTACAACACTACCAGGTGGACAGAACTTAGGTGAGTTGGAAGACGTTAAGTATTTTGAAAAGAAACTATATAAGTCGTTGAACGTTCCAGTGTCTAGGCTTGATCCTAATCAATCTGGTTTTTCTTTGGGTCGTGTAGGTGAGCTAAGTTCTCCGACCTATTTGACCAAGCTCTGCGTGTACAATGTGTACTTAAAGGCATTTGTACAGACGAAGAATGGAATCGATTCAAAGAACACATTCACTATAACTTCATCAAAGACAACAACTTTACCGAGTTGAAAGAGGCAGAGTTGATGACTAACAGGCTCCAATTGTTGGCATCTGTTGATCCATATACAGGTCGTTATTTCTCACAGGCATGGATCCAACGTAACGTATTGCGCTTGAATGATGATGAGATTGCAATCATGCAAGAAGAGATTGAAGAAGAAAAAGAAGCAGGTTTGGGATTACCAGTTGGTGTTACCAATGATGTGGCACAGCAACAAATGGTATCACAAATTGGCCAAGAAGACGCAGAACACCAAAATCAACTAGATATGAGA